GTGAGAAGATTCGTGAGTGATTGAAAATTTTCTCATGGATATACCATCCATAAAATATTCCCCGTTGTGGAATTGAAGCACCGTGGCTCGCATGCTTCCGGCACTTAAACGAAGTTCGGTAAGCAATTCATGGATTTCCGTATGAATTGCTATAAAATTATCTGATTTTTCTTTAGATTTCCAGAATTTTGCAATACCCCATCCAATGCCTAAAATTCCCATAACTGCGAGAGAAATTCCTTCTATTACTTTAAGTGGGTCTATCATGGATAGGTACATCTTTGCAAACTCCATTGTGTCTTAATATTTATATTCTTGACACTCCATTAAAAGGTGATATATTCATGATATGACTAGAGAAGAATTATTTGCATTGCACACAAAAATTTGCCAAGAAGCCAAGGAATTGATGGAAAAAAAGAACAATGACTATGCTTCTACTGCCGACCCATTCATGAATTTTCGTAGAGCAGAATATTTTGGGTTCTCAACAGCAGAACTGGGCGTTTTGATTAGGATAACTGATAAAATGTCTCGTATTTCTACCTATCTAAATCAAGGAAAACTTTCACTTTCTAATGAAAGTGTTTATGATGCAATTGTTGACATAATTAACTACAGTGTTATACTTGCAGGTCTTCTAAAAGACAAGGAATCAAAGAACGCAAAATGAAGTTTTATACTGCCTGCACACTAAAAGGCAATAAAATTTTGGTTCGTGGCTACAACAACGGAGTCAGGTTTACTGACTCTGTTGCTTTTAAACCATCTCTTTTTATTCGTTCAGAAAAAGATGGAAACTATAAAACTTTGAATGGTGTCAAAGTCAAGCGTATGATATTTGATACGCTATATGACTGCAGAGAATTTTTGGATCAATATAGAGATCTGGAGGATTGCCCAATTTATGGCAATACAGACTTTATTACGCAATATCTTATGGAAAAATATCCAAGTGATATTGAGTATGATCTTTCAAAGATTAAAATTGCTTATCTGGACATTGAAACAGAGTCTGAGAATGGATTTCCAGATCTTGACAGCCCAAATGAACGCATTAATCTTGTAAGTATAAGAATTTCTAATGTTACCCATGTAATAAGTTTTACACCAATTACTTTGCCCGATTGCAAAGTTTACATGGTTTCTTCCGAGAAAGAACTAATCAAAAAAATATTTGAAGTTCTTTGCAAGGAAGATGTTGATATTATTACAGGATGGAATATTAAATTGTTCGATATGCCCTATATAATAGGTAGGGCAATACTTTATTACGATCAAAAAGAAATACAAAATTGGTTTCCGTTTGGTTTGATGAAAATGCGTGAAACTGATATTGGCGGGAAGAACTATAAAATTTATGAGTTTCCCGGTTATACGATATTGGATTACATGGATCTATACAAGAAGTTTTCTGGTACAAGTCAGGAAAGTTACGCTCTGCAAAACATTGCAAAGGTGGAACTAGATGCACAAAAACTGGATTACAGCGAGTATGGTTCACTTAGGGAGTTTTATAGGCAAAACTTTCAAAAGTTTGCGGAATATAACGTCCAAGATGCTGTCCTGGTTGAACGACTTGACGATAAGCTCAAACTAATCGACTTGGCAGTATCTATTGCTTATGAGGCAAAGATTACATACGATACTGTTTTCTTTGCAACTCGTATCTGGGAAACAATTTGCTGTGACTATCTTGCTCAAAAAAATATTGTTCCACCACTAAAGCGTAGTTATGCAAAAGATGATCAATTTGTTGGGGCATATGTAAAAGAAGTTACTCCAGGATTCTATAAAAATGTTGTTAGCTTTGATGCTACAAGCCTGTACCCATCTATTATAATGCAATGGAATATTTCTCCAGAAACATGCACAAAGAAAGATCTTTCTTTGAATGCTGATGATTTTTTGAGAAGTAACCGTAAAGATATACCTGAGCTTATTTCACAAGCTGAATCTATTAATTCGTGTCTTGCATGCAATGGCTCCATGTTTACTAAAGATATCAACGGATTTATACCGATACTAATTGAACGCACATTCAATCAGCGTAAACAAGCTAAATCAAGGATGATTGAACTTGAAAAAGAATACGAACAGTCTAAAGAAGAAAAACTCCTACCTAAAATCGCCGCCCTCAAAATTCGGCAATCAGTTAAGAAAATTTTGGCTAACAGCCTTTACGGTTGTCTTGGCAACCCTGCTTTTGTTTACTCATCTCCTGAGTTGGCTACTGCAGTTACTGTCACGGGACAAGTCATTATCCGCAAAGCAGAAACCGCAATGAATGATTATATTCAAAGCCTGACAAAAAACGACAAAGATTATGTTATTGCCGTTGACACAGATTCTGTTTATTTAAATCTTGACGCCATTGTACACAAGATTTCAGAAAAAACAAAAATAGCAAATATTACTGATTTTATTAATCAAGTATGCGAACAAAAGATACAACCTGAATTTAAAAAAGAAATGGATCTATTGAGTCACGCTTTGGGTTGCTCTGAGAATAAGATTGTTTTTAAACGCGAGGCCATTGCTTCAGCTGGAATTTTTATTGCAAAAAAGCGATATGCTTTGTTAGTACAAGATTTAGAAGGAGTTCGTTTTAGCGAACCAAAATTAAAGATCATGGGTCTTGAAACTGCCCGTAGCAGCACACCAACAATTGTTAGAAATAAACTTAAAAACTGCATTAAATTAATTCTGACAAAAACTCCCGAGGAGTTGAGCAAATACGTTGATGAGTTTTATGATGAATTTATGAAGCTTCCTATTGAGGATATCGCCGCTCCTCGCGGAGTTAAAGGAATAAACAAGTATAAGGATTCAAGTTCTATTTACAAGACAGGTACTCCAATTGCAACTAAGGCAGCGTTATTGCACAATGCATTTGTAAATAAGTTGGATTTGAACAAAGAAGTTCAACCAATCAGAGAAAACGATAAGATTAAATTTGTATTTGTAAAAATACCAAACCCATATGGTGTTGCTGGAAAGGATGCTGTCATCGCTTTTATTGGAAAACCACCAAAAGAATTTAATCTTGAAAAATACATCGATAGAAAAAAGCAATTTGAAAAAACATTTGAAGAACCCTTGGAGAATGTATTACAAGCAATTAATTGGAAATTAAAAGAAGAAGTGACACTTGAATCATTCTTTATTTGATGTATAATTAACTAGGAATATTAAGAAATGGTAAAGAAATTTAAATCTAGATATGGTGATGAAAGAATTCTCACAGCTCTTAAAGATGGACGTTACAGAGTCGAAGGTAGGACTCATTTTACTAGGCATGGGGATGGTCTATTTGATTTTGAAGGTGGGCCATGCTATATCGTTGGCGATAGATTACTTGATCTTAAGCATCAACCTATAATTGAAAAAGTAGAAATTGATCAAAACGTAATTGACAAAGGCTACGCAGCTGTTATATTGCATACTAGAAAGGCATAAAATGATTAAAGAACTTGGTAAACTGTGTGGACGAGTTTTTAACATGATTAAGCGTAATTTTAAAATGGGAGAGTGGGTGGAAAGAATTACCGCTGTTATGATGGGCGCGGTTACACTACTTTCTTTTGGAATAATGGGATGGGAATTTGGACTGATAATGTTGCTCATAGCGCTTATCGATCCCCGTTGGTTTGATGAGAAATAAAATGGCTAAGAAAAAAATTAGAAAAAACAGCAAACTGATTCGCTACAATCAATACTACCAAATTCCACAGGAATCATTGCAAGAGTTGAAGGAGCGTATTTCAGGGATGCCAGTACATATGCTACTTACGGAGCATCAAACGCTCTCTGAGTATTATGGTACTCTACAGAAAAAAAATAAAGATTGGTTTTCGGGACCAACGATGTGTGTTTTTGACAAGTTAATGGCTGTCAGGGACAGAATCATGCATATTGTGCATTCCTTGCAAGATCACCTTTCTATGGCAGAATATCAAACAGACGAAGCCTATCGGACAATAGAAAAGAAAGAAAAAAATGTCGAAGTATCTAAAAAATCTATTAAGTAAAGTAAATAATCCAGACGCCACAATTGTTGCCGAGGGTATTGAAGGAGCAGATGTAACCGGTTATATTGATACCGGTTCATATGTTTTGAATGCTCTTCTTTCTGGATCAATTTATGGTGGTCTTCCAAACAATAAGATCTCTTGTTTAGCAGGAGATCCAGCAACGGGAAAGACTTTCTATGCCATTGGCATCGCAGGTCAGTTTTTAAAGGATCATAAAGATGGTGTTGTGATTTATTTTGATACCGAACAGGCAGTGACATCAGATATGTTCACTGCCCGTGGTGTTGATCCTGAGCGCGTAGCAGTCATTCCCGTTGCTACAATCGAAGAGTTTAAGACACAAGCCCTCAAGATTGTCAATGATATTATTGAGCAGCCGGAAGACGAGCGTAAGCCCGTCTTTATGATCTTGGATTCACTTGGCATGTTGTCAACAGAGAAAGAAATGAATGACTCTGCTGAAGGTAAAAATGTTCGTGACATGACAAAGGCACAGCAAACTAAGGCAACATTTAGAGTTCTTACTCTTAAACTTGGCAAAGCAAAAATTCCAATGCTGTTAACTAATCACACTTATCAGGTAATTGGTGCATATGTTCCAACTAAAGAGCTTGGCGGTGGTATTGGTTTGAAGTATGCAGCAAGTAACATTTTAACTCTCTCCAAGAGTAAAGATAAAACAGACGAGGGAGTAGTTGGAAACTTTATCAAATGTACTAACTACAAGAATCGTTTTGTAAAAGAAAACATGCAAGTTGAAACTAGATTAAATTATAAATCTGGTTTGAGTAGATACTATGGTTTGACAGATTTGGCTTTAAAGTATGGAATTTTTAAAAAGGTTTTTACCCGTATTGAATTGCAAGATGGATCTAAGGTATTTGAAAAAAATATTGACGACGAACCAGAAAAATATTTTACAAAAGATATTCTAGATAAATTAGATATAGCAATCCAAAAGGATTTTAAATATGGACAAGATTCCAGCGTATAAATTTTGTGAAGAACTATTTCAAGGTTCTGATACTTGCCCAATTCAAATAATGGAAGGCAAGTATAAAGATATTATCTTTAAATATGGCAAAATTAGTGTAAAAGAAACAGAAGATGAAAATCTATCCGTTACTATGGACATCACAACGATAAGTGCGCCAGAAAACTTTAATCAAGAAGAAGAAGAATTTACAAATATTGCTGGTAATATTTTTGTTGATATTTTTGAAAAAAATATAGTAACAACAAAAGAACCAGTAGATCTTGAAGACGATGTTCATCAAGATTAATTGTGGACAATTAGTAACTACAACTTATACTTAATACATGGAAACAGTAATCCTAAAAAACTTGGTACTCAATGAAGAGTACGCAAGAAAAGTCGTACCATTTCTCCAAGAAGAATACTTTCACGACAAATGTGAAAAAACAGTATTCAATATTGTTGGAAAATTTATTCTTAAGTACAATAACATCCCAACAAAAGATGCGATACTAATTTCATTGGAAAATGAAAAGGCTCTAGGGGAGACAGAATTTAAACGTTGCGTATCTATTGCCGAGGAAATGTACAAAGAGGGTGAAAAGTCAGATACAGTATGGCTTGTAGAAAATACTGAAAAGTTTTGCAAAGAAAAGGCCATATACAATGGTATCATGGAATCCATTGGTATTATTGAAGGCAAGGATAAAGAAAAAACCCAAAACATTATTCCAGAAATTATGACTAAGGCTCTTTCTGTGTCATTTGACACAAGAGTTGGTCACGATTTCCTTGAAGACGTGGATGAGCGGTATGAGTATTATCATAGAGTGGAAGAGAAGGTTCCATTTGATTTGGAAATGTTTAATATCATTACTAGAGGTGGAACCAGAAAGAAAACACTCAATGTAGTCATGGCAGCTTCTGGTGTTGGTAAGAGTGCATTTCTTTGCCATCATGCAGCAGCTTGTTTGTCACAGAATCTAAACGTTCTCTACATTACCTTGGAAATGGCAGAAGAAGAGATTGCTAAAAGAATCGATGCTAATCTTTTGGACACAGATATGCATGTTCTTGAGCAGATGCCTCTTATGCAGTATGAGAGCAAGTTAGAAAATTTAAAGAAGACTTGCAGAGGAAAATTAATTATTAAAGAATATCCAACCGCTGCAGCAAACGTAACACATTTTAAGAATCTTCTTGAAGAACTAAAAATTAAAAAGAAGTTTATTCCAGATGTTATCTTTGTAGATTATTTGAACATTTGTTCTTGCGCAAGATTTAAATTGGGTAACGGAATGAATAGTTATACCTATGTCAAGGGAATCGCAGAAGAATTAAGAGGCTTGGCAAAGCAGTTTAACATTCCTCTTTGGACTGCGACACAGGTAAACCGCGAAGGTGCAAAGAGTAGTGACATGGAAATGACAGACACATCTGAAAGTTTTGGTCTACCACAAACTGCAGATTTCTTTTTTGCTCTAATTGAAAATGAAGAATTGGCTACGGCAAATCAGATTATGGTCAAGCAGTTGAAGAACCGAGGAAACGATCTTACAAAAAATAGAAAGTTTCTTCTAGGTGTCAATAAGTCTAAGATGAAATTTTTTGACGTTGATAATAGCAATAATAATTTGATTAACGCAAATAATACAGATGAAGAGGGATTTGGCTCCGGATCAGATGGTAAAGCATTCGATCCACAATTTGGAAAGAAGAAGAACAAGGCCATCAACTGGACCTTCGAAGGCGCTAAATAATGTTGTATATTGACAAGAAGTATGTGAATCTCCTCTCAGGTACACTTGAAAAGTTTAAGTGGAAAAAAGATTCACTAGCCACATGCAGATGTTTTAAGTGTGGCGACTCAAAGAAGAATAAGTCCAAGACAAGGGGATACTTTTTTGAGCATAAAGGAAATTATGTTTATAAATGTCACAACTGCGGCTTTGCTTGCAACTTATATTCTGTACTTGAAAGTATCAGCCCATCTCTTTGCAAAGAATATGCATTTGAAGTTTTTAAAGAAAAAAATCCAGAACCAATCTTTACACCAAAAGAAGAAAAACGTGTTCCAATATTCACTGACCTTGGAACGCGGCTTGACTTGCTGAATGAAGATCACAAGGCGGTACAATATGTTAAATCTAGACAAATACCGAAAGAAAAATATAGCAACTTTTATTACAGCAGTGATTTTAGTAAAATCATGCAATCTTTTGAAAGAACTGGATCTAAAGAAGCCAGACTCGTCATTCCGTTCTATGACGAGATGGGCTCACTTATTGGCGTACAAGGACGTATATTCGACCAAACAGAAAAGTATGCAAAAAGTAACAAAGAAAATGAAAAAATTCGCTACATTACTCTCAAAAAAGAAGGGCAAGAAAGGCTCTGGTACGGATTACAAGACGTAAATCCAAATGAAACAATTTACGTAACAGAGGGACCAATTGATTCAATGTTTATTCCAAACGCACTTGCAATGCAGGGTGCAGGATGGCTGGATAAACTTCCTGAAAAAATTGAAAAATCCAAAGTTGTTTTTATTTTTGATAATGAACCAAGAAACGCAGAAATAGTTTCTTTGATTGGTAAATATATTGATGCTGGCAGAAATGTTGTGATCTGGCCCGAAGAGATAAATAAAAAAGATATAAACGATATGATTCTTGCTTATGGATACAATACCACGATTAAACTTATTATTAATAATGTTTATTCTGGACTAAAAGCAAAAATGAAGTATACTTACTGGAAGAAGGTTTAAAATGAATAATGATAATGAAGATATATCTGATGAAGATATGGAAAAAGCAAGCCAAGCCTACCTAACATTTGTTTATAGATTTGGTGAATATGTAAAAGAGATGGACCCGCAGCTTTGGAATAAAGCAAGAGAATATGCTGCCGATTTTACAAAGATTCCCGGTGTAAAGGTTGAACTTGTAGATAATGATGAGGAAGAAAATGACAGAGATGCCGAACATAAAAATGGCGCAGACTAAGCATTTTGTTTTAGATCACGGACATGTTGATCTGGTTGACTATATGGGATCGGATCTCAGTGTCGTCAACGCCGCAAGAGTTTCCTTCAACAAGGAAAGTTATTGGGATTCAGAGAAAAACTGGACTGGCTATCAAGAACAGAAGTTGCTGGAAAAAGATACAAAACTTATTAAGTATCTTGCAAAGCACAATCACTTCACTCCTTTCTGTCATCCGCAGATTAGCTTACGCATCAAGTGCCCGATCTTTGTTCGTGCACAACTTGGCAAGCATCAGATTGGTCTTGTCATGAACGAGGTCAGTCGCAGATATGTCACGTTTGAACCGGAAGTCTATATTCCTATGTGGCGTGGCGCACCTACCGATGGTGCGAAGCAAGGAAGCAGCGGTGCGATTGAAGATATGGATCTCTGCATTAAGTTGCGACAGGAATACCAAGGTGTCGTCAACGAGTGTCTTGATCTTTACAATAAACTTTTGGCAGACGGTGTTGCTCCCGAGCAAGCCCGTTCAATCTTGCCACAAGGAACTTATACGGAATTTGTGTGGACTGGTTCTCTCTACGCATTTGCCCGCGTTTATAACTTGAGAATCGACAGTCACGCACAATGGGAAATTCAGGAATACGCAAAGGCAATCGGACAACTTATTGCTCCACTTTTCCCGGTTTCGTGGCAAACTCTAACATCTAAATAAAGACACCCACCAAAGGAGTCTCAAATATGGCAGAAATTTTATCACCATTTCAATCGTTTATTTTCATCTCTCGCTACTCTCGCTGGATGCCAGATTACAATCGGCGTGAATCCTGGGACGAATGCGTTGACCGCTGGTGGAAATACTTTACCGCTAAGGTTCCGCAACTCGCAGAGCGTCCTGACGTAAAAGAAGCAATTCTCAACCTTGAGGTATTGCCTTCCATGCGTAGCCTTATGACCGCTGGACCTGCATTGGATCACGACAACACTTGCCTATATAATTGCTCGTACTTGCCAATTGACAGTCTTGATTCATTTGCGGAGCTTTTTGTTGTTCTCATGAACGGCACTGGTGTTGGCTATTCGGTTGAACATCAATACACCGACAAGCTTCCACAGGTTGCAAACAAGATTGAAAAAGTTTTTAATATCACTTATGTTGTTGAAGACTCCAAGGAAGGTTGGGGCAATGCAGTCAAGTTCCTGATGGATCACCTCTATGCAGGTCGCCACGTTAAGTGGGATCTGTCAATGATCCGTCCAGCAGGTGCAAGACTAAAGACCTTTGGTGGTCGTGCAAGCGGTCCTGCTCCTCTTGACAATCTGTTCAAGTTCATCGTCAAGGTGTTCTACAATGCACAGGGACGCAGACTCACTGCTCTTGAATGCCATGACATCTGCTGTGCAATTGCAAACGCAGTAATAGTCGGTGGTGTTCGTCGCTCGGCCATGATCTCTCTCAGCGATCTTTCGGATCGTGAGATGGCTCTCTGCAAGAGCGGTGCATGGTGGGAGCAGGCTGGTTTCCGTTCCTACGCAAACAACTCTGCTGTCTACCGTGGTCGTCCTCCAATGGGACAATTCCTTGAGGAATGGACTTCACTATACAACAGCCATAGTGGTGAGCGTGGAATGATCAACCGCAAGGCATTGCAAGAACAAGCAGCTAAATGGGGTCGTGATGA